ATCTGGATGCACCAGCACTAATTACATCAACAGGACTAATACCATAGTTATGTGTATTTGTTGGTGCTGCTGTAGAGGATTGTGTGTTTGGCGCAGCTCCACCGCCTCCGCCACCGCCAGAACTGACATTGTTAGTTGTCTGGTTAATAATTGTAACACCACCTACGCCTAGTTCTCCACCCATTTGCTCTAGCATCTGACCTTTTGGACTTACTAGGGGACTAATTGGAACACCCCTGCGGCTTGCTTCATCAAGTAACATAAAGTCTTGCATCAATCTACCATAGTTTGGATCATTAGGATCAGGTGGGATAATGTCACTGGTCATTGCAGCAAATCTAACAATACGGTCAATATAGTTTGCAGCTGCTTTCAGAAGACCATCAACATTTCTAGTAGATGTTTGCACTTCAGTTGGAGTAGGTGGTTGCGGAACTAAGTCTGACAGATAACCTTCTGTGCTAAGTCTCTGTCTGATTTCATCCCTTGTTTCTGCTTTACCAAAACCAATAACACCAATAAGTCTTCTGATGATATTCATTTGTCTTTCTTCAGAAGCTCTAGTTTGTGCAGCAATTGCACTTCTTTCTGCATCAATTTGTTCTGGTGTTCTTCCTAAAAGGTCACTTTCTTGGGCGATTCTTGCGTCACCAATGTTATATTCGTTTGGCATATTTCTGAGATCGGTTTCTATTCCAAAAAGTCTCATTAATCTTTGCCTATTTAAATCTTCTTGTGCATCTCTAGCTGCTCTTGCAGCAGCTGCTCGTTCAGCTCTTGTTAACGGAGTTGGTCCCGGAAGGTAAGTTGCATTTCTTCTTTCACTTTCCATAAAATTCAACATTTGTTCCATTTCTGGAATTCTGCTTATATTTTCTGTTGACCGTAATCCCGGTGTGGCATTAAATATAGTTCCTCTTTGTTCTCTTTGCAATAATTCATATGCATCTTTTATAGTTTTTAACATTTGAACTTTTTCACTTTTAGGAAGATTACTTCCCATGACCATATCAAATACTCTACCCGTTGGATCATCACCAAAAATGTCCTGTCTTGTTAAAAGTCTTTTTGCATCTTCAATGCTACCCGTTTGTAAAAATGGTTCTACAAATTCTTCTTCGGTAACAGTTACAGGTTTTTGTTCTAATTCTTTTTTGGCTTTTTCTTCTGGGTCTCTAAGACCAATAGCAGCAACTGATGCTCCTACAATAGTTGCTAATAAAGCAACTCCAGCGCCAGTAGTGAGAGCGGCGGCCAGTCCACCTAACATTGCTAACCCAAATCTTGCCGTAGCTAAACCACCCACCAATTCTAAAAAACTGAATCCTTTATTATCACGGCTACCAGTTTGATTACTTCCTGCTCCCATGCCAAAGAAACCACCTCTTCTAGCTTGGCGCTTCGCTTCACGTCTGTCCTCAAGATCATCTAACATACTACGTTTAGAAAGAGAGATAAACTCCAACATACGATTATCAAGAGACTCTATCGCTTTTGTAGTGTTCTCTTGCTCAGTCTGTAAACTTTCAATTACTTCTGTAAACGTCGCCATTTGTTATCTCTGCTGTTGTTTTCTTTTTTCTTTCTCATTTTCTAAATGACTAATCAACATAGACAAATAAACTTCCCTTTCCCAAGGTATCAGATTTTCAATTTCATTCAAAGAATAATGGTAATGGTGTAGTAGTTGAAAGTTAGTCTGATACAGGTTCACCAGTGTTTCATGAGAAAGGCTTATCAAAAAAAATCATTAGTTCCTTGTAAAATTCTTGTGTTCTCAGTTCCGCATGATTGGCACTTATATTTTACTGTGTGTCTCAGTGTAGGAATAGTATCAACAAACTTTTTGATATGTTCAAACTGCGAACTAGTCAGTGATTCTACAAATGCTTCAATCTCATCATGTGTTTCATCTGCAATCAAGAAACGTTCTTCTGATGTTTCTACTGCTTCTAGACAAGCATAGAATGTTTCCATGTTGCGTTCAATCTCAGTATTATTACCATCAAGAGCTTTTGTTTTTAAAATATCAGATAGTGATGGATATTTCATTAACAAAGTAATATCATTATTTAACTCAATGTGCTTTTTTGCTTTTGGCACAGTAATTTTAATTTCATCAATAGGAATAGTAACTTCATTTCTATGACCACAAGACTTACATCCAATACTGACTGTAGATGTTTCACCTACTGACTTTGATCTGATCTGCAAAAACAAATACTCAAGATCAAATAAGGGTAGACTAAACGCATCAATATCTTCAATTACACATGCATTTACAGTATCACCAATAGAGTTGATAATAATTTTTTCGTCTTGTGTTTCCATAGCAATAAGAAGAATTTTTTCTTCTTTAATAAGAAATGGTCTGTAACTTACTTGTTCGCCGGTTGATGGAATTTTTGTAGTATATTTAATAGATTCATTAAGTTTAGGTAAAGCCATTCTATAACTCCATTATGTACGTTCCCAATCAGTGAATGCTAATTGTACGTTTACTTGTGTAATTTGTCCTGTCAATCCATCAGACAATTCAATTGGATTGACAGTTACAGGGAATGCACCTTTGAGTTTTACCCCATAGATTACACTATCTGTTTCTTTCTCAAGCTGTTGAATTAAAACATCTTTTGTGTATGTAGTCTTGTACTCTAACTCATAGGTATCAAACCCAATGATTTGTTCGTGCCAGTCTTCAAAATAGTTTTTGACAGAATAGTCTCCGTCTAGTAAGAACTGTAGGTTTACATCATCAAAAATAAATCCATATGGCATTTTTTGAGTAAGCATACCAATTGTTCTAGGATTAGTTGTGATCTGTCTTCCCGGCAAGTTTGTAGCTTGGCAGAGAATGTCACCACTTCTACCTAGACCGGGAATGATAACACGGTATCTGTTTGGAAATGCTGGTGCTTTTGCAAATGCACCTTTAAGTTCTTCAATAGTAGCCATTAAGCAGCCATCTTTCTTCTAGAGTCTCTGTACACTTCACTGCTACTTGCCTTTTCAAAATCAGCAGTTGGCAAGAACGTTGCAATCTCCCACTCAGGTGCAGGAACCAAGGCAAGTCTAGAACGTACATGAGCATTAAGATAATGTTTTAAGCAAGGTCTAAATGCTCTCAATCTGGATGCACGTTTTAACATATCATAGGACAACCTGAAACGAGTAGATTCATCATATCGTTCATTATTTATAGTCCCAAGCAAGGCATCTAAGAATTTTGCTCTGGTAGCAAGCGGAAGATAATGTAAATTCAATCCCATAAATCCACCCCTAGCAGGACCAACCATCACAATCAAAGGAAACCTGTCATAGTATGGAAGTTTCTCTTTGTGCTTGGGATCATAGAAATACATATACATTCTACCGACAGCAGGACGGTTACGAAACTCAAGAGGTTCTTGTTTCATCAGACCACTTCTGCTGACAGTCAGGTTCTTTGCTTTGTTCATGAACCATGCACGGGACTCTTTGGTCCGTGGTGTAATACCTTTACGGAATGCCTCAAACTCTAGTTTTTGAAACAGGCTTGCCATTTAGAACTTCATCCCCATGCTCTTTAATGTGTGTTCGGTCCATATCTGAAAATGCCAACCTCTGTCAAGACAATACTCGTTTGCAGCGGTCCATTTACATTGATTCTTTACATACTCTAATGATTCAGATATAAATCGTTTTGTTCTTCTTGCACCTTTAGGTGGTTTAGTTTGTTTGTCAGGTTTAATCTCTACTAAAATAACTCTACCGTCTTTCATATTTAGTTTTAAGTCAACAAAGTAACGGTGGTATTTGTTATCAACAGCACTAATATATGGTATCACAGTTTCTTCAGATGACCATGATTTAATATCAGTATTGTTCTCACACCACTTAAATGCAAATCTTTCCCACATTGAACGATAAATAACCTTTGTATGGTCACCATCATACTTTTTGGGTTTCTTGACTTTGTATTTACCCTTATAAGTTTTCATAACACCATATAAATAATTAGAAACTATTAAATATTTATAGGAATAGTAAATGGCTTATGGCGTAGGTGGCGCTGGTGGAGAGTCGCAGTTATCTCAATCCGGCGGACTGAAATTTCCAATCGTTCAAGATGAGAAATATAAAGCACAAATTTTCTTTGAAGCCATCAACGGAACAGGTGGCCCGGCAATTCTTTATATGCCAGAAGCATTATCGTTTAATGATGCTATCAACTATGATGGTGTGAACTTAGGTATTGCGGGTATGTTTGCAGCTACAACTGCTGGTACAGTATCAGATATTGCAAAATCAGATTATTCAAGTGTAAATACAGCAATGCAGGGATTGAATAAATCTCTTAGCGCTGGCGCTAGTTCTCTTCAAGAAGCTGGTGTGCTTTCTGGTCTAAAAGATGTAGTTGAAGACCCTGTAGGTAGTTTCAGAGATAATGCTGGTCCATTAGTTTCTCTTACTACACAAGGATTATCACCTGAAGCAATTTCTTCTGGTATTGCACTTGGTAGTCAAATCACTGCTAACCCACATAAGCGTTCGTTGTTTAGAGATGTAGGTATTCGTAACTTTGGGTTTTCATTCTTTCTTAGTCCTGCTAGTCCAGCTGAAGCATCTGCTATTGAAAACATTGTAGACTTTTTTAGAGTGAATGCATATCCAGAATATGTTAGTGGTGCTAGATACGCATACAGATTTCCAAACAAGTTTAGAATTACTATGAAATATAATGGTGGTGAAATGTCTCAACCACCAAAGATTTTGGACTGTCACTTAACTAGCATTAACACGACCTTTAACCCAAGGTCATCCTCTTTCTTCTCTGATGGTAAATTTAATGAGACACAAATTTCTCTCGCATTTGTTGAAGAACGTGCACTTGCTAAACCTGATATTCAGGAAGGTTACTAATGGCATACTTTACAGATTATCCTAGAGTCAAATATCCATTTACAACAAATTCAACGCCTACTAGCTTTACTGATGTAGGTGCATATGTTGATTTGCTTGACAGAGTTAAGGATGATATTTCTTTTTACAAAGAATATTATATTAGAGACGGTGATAGACCAGACCAAGTATCCTATACTCTTTATGATACTCCTGATTACTACTGGACTTTCTATGCACTTAATGATGAGATGAAAAGACGTGGATGGCCCTTGTCTAATCAACAATTGACTGAAAAGGCAAAGAGAGAATACCCACACTTTACTTTGACTACTAGAGCAAATCTTTCTGCACAGTTCTTGGTAGGAGGCACAGTTACAGGTAAATCTTCTGGTGCTACAGGTGTCATCTTGCGTAGAAGACCAGACATGGGACAAATTATTGTAAGAAAAACATCTACAGCAGATTTTATTAATGCTGAGACTATTGAAATCACAGAGGATGATACAGTTAAGTCTATCTTTATTGATAGAGCATCTGAAGAATATAATGCCAAGCACCATTGGGAAGATGCTAATGGTAGGCATATTGACATTTCTCCAAACGCACCATTCATTCAAAGATTGTCTCTTGATATCAGATGGACAGGAAACTATGCTGCATGGGCGGGTGAGGCATTTTCACCTTTGAGTGCACAAGTAACAGCAGATAAGTTTATCATTGATGATGTTGGAGTTTCTAATCTTTCAAGTATTTACAGTAACTTTAGTTTAGGTGAGATTACAGTACAGGCAGTATTTGGCAATATTATTCCCGGTGGTTCTGCGTTGCTTATTGGTGCCGCACTGCAACAGCAATTTGTAACTGATTCTGAATATACAGTTGATGATTTCCAAACAAACTATTTGATAAACACCTTACAGTATCCAGCGGAGTTAGCCGTAACTTTAACAACTCAACTTCAAGCTATTCTTGTCGGTATTGCTGCATCCGGTGGCACTCCACCTACAAATCCAACTCCTGTAACTTTTAATGGTGCACCTGTATATGCTTCATCACAAACGTATTGTGTATAGTCAGGAGGAACATCACCAAATAAATTATCAATTTTACTTA